GTTCCTGGTTCCAGCAGACATTCAGGATGCAGCCGGCACGGGCTTCCTCCAGTGTGGCGCAGACAACATAAAGCGCTGCGGATTCCATCTCGCTGGAGAGGGTGCCGCCCTTTTTCCAGCACTCCCACTTATATTCCAACATGGGGCCGACCGGCAGGCGGTCCGGCTCATGCTGGCCGTAGAAGGCATCCTTGCACTGGACGGTGCCGACATGCCAGCGGGCGCCCAGGTTTTTGGCGGCCTGGATAAGAGCGCAGGTAACATCGTGATCGGCGACGGCCGGGAACTCAATGGGCATATACTCGCGGGTGGTGCCCTCCATACGAATGGCACTGTTGGCGATGACAAGATCGCCGCCCATGACCTTGAGATTGATGCCGCCGGTGGTGCCGATACGGATAAAGGTGCGTACGCCGGTCTTATAGCATTCCTCTACACCAATGGCAGTAGAAGGGCCACCCATGCCGGTAGACATGACCATGACCGTTTCGCCATCTACCTTGCCCAGCCAGGTGGTGTATTCGCGGTGCTGGCAGTAGAAGTGCGGCTCATCCAAAAACTGCGCGATCTTCTCCACACGGCCGGGATCTCCAGGCAGGATGACATACTTGGCGCCGTGGGTATCATCAAAGCCCACATGATACATTTTCTCCATATCTTTTCTCCTCCCTTTTGGGGTAAATTACTGCTGATTCATCTCTTCCATCAGGTGCTGCTTGGTTTCCCACAGTTTCTGGGAAAGATCGACATAATAGGTGTGCGGATACTCAAAACGCTTGATCTCATCCCACAGGGTATCCATCTGCTGGGCGCAGTAGCTGCGAACCTCCTCCAGCGTGGGAGGAGTATAGCACTGTACGCCTTTTTCAAAAATCGGCACCTGCAGCTTTTCGGCCCGGAAATTGGTGAGGGTCTTTTTCTTCCAGATATCATTGGGATCGAAGATGGTGATGGGCTTGGTATCGTCCACTTCCTCTTCGGCCAGCACAATGTAATCAGCCAAAGCCTTTCCGTTATCTCTGCCGTAGAAGCGATAGACCTCCTTAAAGCCGGGGGTCGTTATCTTCTGGGCGGTCTCGCTCAGCTTGATCTTGGGGATCAGCTCACCATTGTCATTTTCGATGGCAACAAGCTTATACACGCCGCCAAAAACAGGTTCATTTTTGCTGGTGATGAGATTTTCGCCCACGCCAAAGGAATCAAGCTTGGCATCCTGCAGCAGCAGGTCGCGGATGATGTATTCATCCAGCGAGTTGGATGCCATGATCTTGACATCCGGAAAACCGGCATCATCCAGCATCTTACGGGCCTTTTTGGAAAGGTAGGCCAAGTCGCCGCTATCCAAACGGATGCTCTTGGGACGGAAGCCCTTGGGCAGGACGACCTCATTGAATACCCGGATGGCATTGGGCACACCGGATTTGAGGACATTGTAGGTATCCACTAGCAGGCAGCAGTTATCGGGGTAGGTCTCGGCATAGGCCTTAAAGGCCTCGTACTCGTTCTCGAAGGCCTGAACCCAGCTGTGGGCCATGGTGCCGGAAGCCGGAACGCCCATCATGCGGTCGCTGATGGTACAGGCGGTACCGGCACAGCCCGCGATGTAGGCGGCACGGGCACCTAGCATAGCGCCATCGTACCCCTGGGCGCGGCGGGAGCCAAATTCCACGATGGCGCGTCCCTGCGCCGCACGGATGAGACGACTGGCCTTGGTGGCAATGAGAGTCTCAAAATTAAAGGTGACGAGCAACATGGTCTCTACCATCTGTACCTGCTCCAGCGGGCCACGGACGGTAATAATCGGCTCATTGGGGAAGATGGGGGTGCCTTCCTTAATGCTCCAAACATCGCAACGGAACTTGAAATTCCGCAGAAAATTGAAGAATTTCTCCGAGAAGCAGCCCTTTTTACGGAAGTACTCGATGTCCTCCTCAGTAAAAGAAAGGCCATTAATAAGTTCGATGATCTGCTGCAGGCCGGCATAGATGGCAAAGCCACCGTTTTCCGGCACACGGCGGAAAAAGACATCGAATACGGCAATCTTCTCCTGGATACCTGCATGGAAGTACCCATTCACCATGGTATACTCATAATAGTCGGTAAGCAGGGTCAGGTTGCGTTCACGGGTGATATAATCGCTCATAAGTAATCCTCCTTTTGGAATAGATTTTTGTTCCCGATGCATCTCTTTGTAGAGCTTCATTTCCCTTTATTCAAGCGGTTTTCTTCGCTTTTAGGCGAGCTTATTTCAGCTTGATTTGCCTAAATTCTATTGAGAGATAGCATCCATTTTTTGCAATATTTTTTTCATCAATTTTTCACAGGTCTATATAGCTTTATGTCTTTATCGCGCAAAAAGTTGTCAAAAAAGTTGTCAAAAAAGTTGTCAAAATTTCGCCCAATCTATATCGTTAAAAGCCCTTTTTCAACACACTAACGGTGTTCCTTCGCGCAGTCTTTCTACAGCCTCGAGCATCTGTTTTTCTGCTTTTTCGTAGACCGTATGTGAGTAGACATTAAGGGTAATGCTCGCATCGGAATGACCCATCAAATATTGAAGTTCCTTTATCTCTACGCCAGCATGTAGCATATTTGTGCAGAATGTATGACGGAAGATGTGTGGTGTAACTTCAAATAGTGGTTCATCAGGATGGGCTCTTCGATAGGCCAGCAAGGCTCTCCTTATGAGCTTGTTGAAGTCGTCTCCTCCTCGTACAAGTCCTTCCCTCGTCCTGACGATAAAACCAGTATAACCGTCGATATATTGTTCGAATCCCATCTTACGCGCTTTTTCCACCAGCTGCTTCATGCTTTTTTCAACCTCAGTCGTCATGGGTATAAATCTTTTTCCTGAAGATGTCTTTGGTGGCCCAATACAGAACTCTGAATGAGTATTACCTCTTAACAACTGGTGATCCACCTTGATTCTCCTATTTTCGAAATCCAAATCACCATATGTCAATCCACAAAACTCAGAAATACGCATCCCCGTATTCAAAAGCACAAGACATTCATCATAGTATCTTGAATAATAAACGCTGTTTTTTATAAACTCCATCCATGATTTCTGCTGTTGTTTTGTCAATGCTTTTCTGTCGTGCTCTGGCCTTGCTACAATATCCGTACAGCTAAATGTCACTGGGTTTTTACGCACAACATCGTCATTTACGAGCATCTCGTATCCGCCTTTTAGAACTCTCCACACTTCTCTGAGCATCGCATAGGTTGCTCCATTGTTTCGAGCCGAAACAAACCATTCGAGTAAAGTGGATGGCTTGACAAATGCCGCTCTCATCGCGCCAAGTGATTCTCTTGATAGGCGATTTCTCGCTGTCCTATAACAGCATATGGTACTTCTTTTGCATGCGCCTCGCTTTATCTCGAGCCATTTATCAATCATTTCAAGGATTGTGATGTCTCTTGCGTCATAGTCAATCCCGTCTCGAATGTCTTGTTCAATCTGCGCCTCTTTTTCTCGAAGCTCCTGCAAGGTTTCGGCATAAACATAGCCTCTTTTCCCTTTGTATGTTGTGTAACGATATTGGTATCTTCCGTCTTTTCTTTCATCTTCTCCTTTCCTCAATACTCGTCCTTTACTATCTTTTCTGCGTTCCATAGTTGGCTCCTTTCCCTTAACGGAGCCCCAATATGGGAATATTATACTACATTGGGGCTCGTTTGTCCATCATGAGGTCATATTGAATATGCCTGAGCCAACCATTTTTCGCAGGGAACTCTCTTTATCAATCTCTTGCTTCCCACAAACAGGACGAAGTTGCAATTCGGTTCATTGGTTATCTCCCGCAGCTTGCATATCCCAATCCCAAAGTAAGCCGCGGCTTCTTCAAGGGTCAGGTTTGACTTCTCCTAAATTGGCACTGTACAATTCATATTACTTCCTCCCTGTCGATCCAAACCCACCTCGAGATTCTTTATTAAGTCTTGTACATTCCTCAAAATCAATCGCAGGTTGGTGCTTCATAATTCTGAACTGTGCAACTCTGTCATTCATCTCAATTCGGCAGTCTCTCGTTGCATAGACTGGCAGTTTCCACTCGTCCTCGTCTCCGCAATATGATTCATCTACAACTCCAACGGAGTTGGTCTGAATGATTCCATAGTTGCGGAATGTAGAACTGCGGGGTGCAATGTGCGCTTCATAGCCTTCCGGCAACGCCATGGCTATACCCAGCGGAATGAGCCTAAAATCGCCCGCCTTCATCTCAACCGTTTCCGCAGAACGCAGGTCAATCCAATCGCTCTTGCCGTCTATGTATTTGAGGTCATCAATATCCTTTGATAAATACTTGATTTTAATTGTTACCTTGTCTTCCATCTTTTTTAGCCTTCTTTCAATAATACTAACTTGTTCTCTCTTATCGACACTTTTACATCTATCACATTCTGATTGCTGGAACCTACCCAATGCTTATCCGGTGACTTGAGTTCGTCTATGTATTCTCCGTCCACCAAAACATCAACTTGTTCCATGCCAGGTTTTCGCTTCACAGTATCCCAACTGGAACCAGTGTAAACCCAAATGTTCTTGTTCGGGAATGCTTTTTTAACGGCATCAATGAGACGCATTGTATCCCAAATATTTGCAAGGGACAGAGGATCGCCGCCAGTCAATGTAATACCAGAACACCAATCCTGCGATAGCGTATCACATATCATGCCCTATTCTTTCTCTCCAAATTCTGAACCGACATTAGCGTCCCATGTTTCCGGATTAAAACAATTTTTGCAATGATGTTCACAGCCGGAGACCCAGATCACACATCTGAGCCCCGAGCCGTTATTCATGTTGCAGTTGTCAATCTTGATGTAATTCATTACATTGACTTCCTTTCAGCAAATTCTGCTAATTTGTGATCCGCATACATCGTTCTTCCCTTAACTTTGCTGTAACCTAAATATCCATTCATTCTTTCTATTCGTGTAATATTCGTGCTGCCACACTTGGGACATTCATCTTTGTCGATAAAAGAAGCACCGCAGTCTTCACAATAATCAAGCTGCATATTGATACCCTCGTAGAAACCCATCTTCATGGCTCGTCTGATGAGAGTTTTCATTGCCTCCGTGTTGTAGTCGGTTGTATATCTGCAATACTGAATATTACCACCATTACAAAGATGGAACATTGGATATTCAATGTCTTGCTTTTGGATTGGACTTATGTCCTCCCAAACTCCACAATGGAATGAGTTACTTGTGTATGGCCTATCAGAGACGCCTTTGATAATGCCATATTTTTTACGGAACTGTTCTATTTGGAGCCCGCAGAGACTTTCTGCAGGGGTGCCGTACAAAGCATAGAGTATTCCATCTTCCTTTTTATATCTGTCGGCGTAAGCGTTAATGAATTTTAGTGTGTCAATTGCGAATGTATTATCCTCTGCAATGGATTTGCCACAGTACAATACACTGGCTTCATTCAGCGCTGTAATGCCAAAACTCATTGTCATCGGGCGCAGGAAGTCTTCACCAAGCTCCTGCTCTGGATCTAAACGACCGTTCAAGAATCCACCCTGACAAAACGCCAGAGGATTGGTTCCTGCTTTCTTATGCGACAGGTAACTGAATGTTCTCTTATGGATCGCTCTGCAAAGGTCGAGATAATAAGTGAGAACCTCGTAATAATCTTTGTTCTCCTGCTGAGCCTTTGCAACAATCATTGGAAAGTGCAACGAGATTGCTCCCAAGTTGCAGCGTCCCTCATATACGGGTTTATCGTTCTCATCGGCGGGTTCCATACCTCCTCGTTCATACCATGGACTTAAATTTGCCCGGCAACCCATTCTAGAGATCGTGACTCCATATTTTTTATAGATGCTTGGAGCATACCCGTCGCCTGTACAACTGATGTAGTCAGGATACATGGCGGCTTTGCTACATTCGATTGCCTCATCAAACAGCCATTCGAGATCACCGCCTTCACCATGCAGGTTCTCATCATAGAAGAAACTCAGCTTAGGGAAAAGAACCGGGTGTTTGAAACCTGGCTTTCCCTGCCCGTCTCTTCTTACTGCCATACAGACTGATGAAAGCATTGTTTCAAATTTACTCGTTCCGAGTCCAAAAGAAATACTGGTAAAGGGATAATCTCCACGGCTTGAAGCCACAGAATTGAATTTCATTTCCCAGCCTTGAAAACCCTGTTCAGCGTCTCTGGCCACCTTTCCAAACGCCCAGTTTTCAGCTGCCTTGCCGTCTTTGTGTGTGAGCGAAACATATTCATTGTAATATTTCTTGAAACTCATCTCGGCGTAAGGAGCGAGAAGCTTGTCGATCTCACTTATCGTAAATCCACCATACTGGCACGATGCTGCGTTCATTGCAATATCGCCTACAAGATCAAATGCCACATCAAGTGTTTTGGGCTCCTGGTAATCAAGGTTCCCCATGAAGAATCCGCCTTTGAGTACAGCTCCCATGTCAAAGAGGCAGCAATTGACACTATCCAGCCTGCTCCCTCTATCGTGGATATAGATGTATCCCTCATTCATCGCCTGCCGTTCTTCGCTTGTGAGGAAGAACTTTTTATACAGTTCGCTATTCAGTTCGTTGTACACAATGGCTTTTTGCGTCGTCACCAATGCGGAATCAGCGTTGGCATTGCTTCTATCTCCTACGAAGCTAAGTGACAGTTTTTTGTTGTACACTCTATCAAGCATAGAAGCAAAAGATGACTTGTTGTCTCGATATTCTCTGTATGATTTAGCCACGGATGGGTTAACTGTATCAAGGGCACATTCTACTACATTGTGAACAATGCTTACCGGCACCGGTTGCTCATACTCGGACATTCTGCGCTTCGCAAAAGCGACCACTTTGTCTTCTTCCTTATCGGTAAGGGTAACACAGACCCGCTCCGCACTCTTGCGAATTGCGTTCTTAATCTTTTGCGGTTCGAAATCCACAGTGTTACCGTTCTTCTTGAGCACAGAAAGCTTCTTCATTCTCCATACCCCCTCTCGATAAGGGTCATGATTGCATAGTTGGCAAGGTCAAGCAGTGTGTCGTCTATTGACTCGTCATTAACCGCTGCATTGCCATTTCGGACAAGATTCTTTACCCGCTGAAGCTTATCTTCGAGACGGATGCATGGCATTGTCATTCCATATTCAATGAATGACCTACCAAACGAGTCTCCATAATCTTTGTTTTTGCGTTCATAAATTTCGTTGAGTTCTTTGCAAATTCCTTCGTGCTTTCTCACTTTGTCTTCCATAAGTATTACCCCTTTCTCGGATTGCCACAGCTCATTTTACCTTCTGGACAAGCGCCGGAGACACATGGTGCTCCTGCATGAGAGAACAAAATCGGAGCAACGCCTTTGCAAAGTCGAAGCATTTCATCCGCCAACGCCCTGATCTCATCCTGTGCCCGGTTGCAACATCTCTTATTGAAGAAATGCATCAGCTCTCTGGCATTCATTGTGACAATCATCTTTGTTTCACAGGCATTTGGAAGCACTGCTCTTGCGTTTTCTATGGCTATCTTCTCTGCTTTTTTGCGTTCCATTCCGCCCGTCGCCAAATCCGCTGTAATTGCCGCTGTAAGCGTTTTGTATGCCTCGAACGACTCATTTACTGCTTCATCAAAAAGCTCCTTGTACATCGAATTTGAGGCTATAATGGGCGGCGTAATGTACTCAAAAGTGTCTCCAAGGTTCACATACCTCTGGCTCTGTACACTAAACGAAGCAATGCGGTGACGAGTGATCTGTGCCAGTAAGGAACGAGATACACCATCAATAGCGAATGTGAATGATGCATGTTCAAGAGGACTCTCATGGCCGAGATCGGCAAGCATCTTAATAAACTTGTCCACATTTTCTTCGGTTAGTTTCTCGTAGATGCCACATGCGTTCGTTTTTGAGTAGCATAGCTTTGCTGCAGTTGTTATTAGTTTTTCTGGCTCAGGAGTATGTGCAAGCAACTGAACATTCATTTAACTACCTCCAAATCAAGAACGCTAAACAACCACTTAATCTCGGAAGGGTCTTCTTTAAGGCACACAATAAGAGGTCTGTCTTTGAACCTCTCATCATACTCAACTGTAAGTTCTTTGCCCTTATTTTCTTCAACGAAGTCTTTGTATCTCTGAGAAAGGTCATTCCACTTCACAGAGCCATGGATTCTATCATATCGAAGCCGCACTTTTGCCCCTTCTGGGATGGATGTTTCCGCCTTTTGACGGTCAACATCCATCAGCATCAGCTCAAGAAGCTTTCGTGCTTTTTTATTCTTAACAAGAGCTCGTTTTTGCTCTCTATTCATATCATTCAACCCTTTCGTACTTAATGAGATACCAATATCCGCTTTGATTCTTTTGGACATCAGAAGCGTATATAATGTCTCCCTTGCTGATTTTGTTCCTGTTGTATGTAGCTGTTCTGATTGTTAATCTCGCGTTCTTCCCTGTTCCCACTGAACGAGTAAAACAGGCATAACCCCAAACATCGCCAGAAGCTTTAGATTTTAATGGTACCAAATCAGTTACTATTAACTTTCGTCTATCCTCTGGCACTCCCGTCTTAATATCAATATAGCCAAGTATATCGAGCTGGTTTTGCATTTTAACTTTAATGTTAATTTCAGAGATATTGAGGCTTTTAATATAGTCCTCGCATTCATGGAGAATAGCTGTCATATCCGTAATTGTGTAGGTTTTCAGCTCTTCGTTTTTCGCATTACGGTCTGTTGCATGTCTGGCAACGATATGCTCCAACTCAGAACCAGCAAGCTTCTCTTTGCGAATCGTCTTCATCGTTCCTTGCTTAAAGAAGTCAAACATTCGCATTATTCGAGACAGCTCTGCACTGTTTCCGAATTGCTGGAAGTAATCGATTTGAATAAGAGGAGTTACTTTTGCCTCCTTGATGGATCTTTCATCGAGCCATTTCAGCACATCAACGAAATACTTGAAATCATTTTTACTACACTGATATAATTCACGAGCGAGAGTCTTGCCAAAGCCTTTGACCGATGTAAGCGACTTGGTTATGATGCGTTTCTCCACATCTGCAATGGGAGCCCTGTTATCCTGTCCGTATCTATATGGCAAGAACTTAATACCGAAGTATTCCTCAGCCTCTCTCTTGGCGTCTTGAGCCCTGTCTTTGTCGCCCTTTTCTTCCATCTGGTTTATGAAAACCTCGTAGAACTCAACCGGATGATGAGCTTTGAGCCAAGCGCCGTACAAGCTATCCAATGACACACAATAGGAGTGCGAGTTTGATGTGATGATGCCTGTTTCTGTGGCAAAGTTATGGTCAGGTTCAGCCATCTCGACATCATATGTAGGAGCCTCTCCGAAATCTTCAATTGAAATAATTTTCTTGCGCAACGCCTGTGGAGCGATCCTGTCAATTTTGATCTGATAGATCATTTCATTTGACATCCAATAAAGCTCATCTCCAACAGACAGTTCTGACAGTTCTTTGATACCGTATGGTGTTGGAAACTTGTGATTTTCCGTACACTTGATATATGTACCTTTCCCGTTTTCAAGCGTCACCTTATAGAGGCGTTGTACTCCAGCAAACCGGATATCGACTATTCTATTTTTGTACAAACCCATTGGAGCAAGAGAGTATCCATATCCGTATCCATGTCTTGCATATACCTCGTGGAGATAGTGCGTGTTGTTGTGCATGGCATTGTACATTGTTTCGACAGTTTCCATCCGCGTGTTCCATTGTCTTATAATTGTGTCTCCGCTAACACATGCGTTGAAGGAATACCGGCTGGAATCTTCAATGATCGTCCACAACTCTCCCGCAAGTTCTTTCGCCGCATCTTCCGGTTTGCCCTCGTCTCGCATAATTGCATTTGCAAATCCAGAGATGAATGTGTCCTTATACGCTAGAACTTTCTCTACTCTCTTCTTGGCGATATTTTTAATGGCCGTGTAGCACTCTGACATTGGTATGCCGGCATAATGCAGCGCTGCCATCTCCATCTCCTGATATAGCACAAAACTGTTCGGCATTTCCTCTGTCTGTATTAGTTCATCGAAAGATTTGACCCCGTACTTAAACGGCTGGCGGCTTTCAAATGTCTTGTACATGCTTGCAAAACCCGGTCTTATTGCTGCCACAAATGCGCAAAGCTCCGAAATGTTGGTCGGGTGATACTTCGCAACGCGAGCTGTTGTGCCTGTTTTTTCGACCTGATTGATACCGATAGTTGCACCCTTAGCGTAAACATCCCATGCCGGATCATTCGGAGGACACATTTCTAAGAGCTCCGTGACACTCGGAGGATCTATTCCTATTCTGTCGAAGACCTTATACATCAGGTCTACAACCTTTACCGTAAGTAAATCATTCTTAAGAAAGTGATATTCTTCTGCCCAATGACCGTCCATCAGGCAACAGAGATTGTCCTTGATCCTCACCAAGCCAATCTCCTCTCGAATACTTCCTTGATACAGGAGGTAGGAGCAAGGTGCAATACTCCAGCTTGATATCAAGCCTCGAAAATCATTGCTCTTATCGAATACCTCCCAATATTGTTTGTCGATGTATTTATGTACATCAATGTCTTCTTTTTCATCTTCATCTGCGTGCTTAAGAGCAGTTTCATATCTCTTTATCTGCTCAGACACTTCGTTGGCAAGTTCAAACGGGACACCCTGCGATTTCGCATACAGTTTCCAAGCGGCAGATGCCTTTGCTGTGCCGTATGCAATCATCGGATATGCATGGTCATCACCAAGAACCTGTTTTTGAGCCAAAGCAAATGGCTCCTGATTGTCTACATTAAAGTCAATCTGTTACTACCCTGTCTTTCGACATATTTGTACAGGGCATAGACTATACCACCATCGTTGATATTATCTCGGATGCTCGTTGGTAGTCGTTGCGGCCTTCCCATATTATTTGTAACTTAGGGCTGTGCCACAGGATTGCCCAATATACAAGCTTGTTGCCATACCAAGATGATTAGTCTTGCCACGCTTTTCTTTCGATTACGCTTGGCACTTGCATCTCTAAGGGGGTTCCCTGTTATTCCGAGTTGTTCAATATATATCACTATATAAGGCGACCTTATATGGTTATCCAGTGAAGTTTTGCCGCTGTTCGTGTAGGTTTATTGATTGCTGCCGTAAATGATGCTGCGTATTTTACTCCGTATTTCTCCATCGCATCTTTTATACACTTGAAAGATTCTCCTGTCTCCAAGCACATAATCTTTTTGCTATTCGGGTTTTTCGCCCCATTATATCTGTTGGATTCCTTTTGCTTTTTACTAAGAGATTCTTTCATTTCTTTAGTCCATTTATTCCCGAAGTTAGGGTTTAGATCACCTTGAACTAATGTTGATATTTTATTTCTGAACTCAGGAGTTTTGTATACGCTGCTTGGTGCATTTCTGCTCTTTTTTATCATGCCTCTTTGCCAATCAGTGAATTCTCCATTAGTTCGAGATCCATCTCCACCAAAGGTCGCATTGACCAAGTTAGATGAAACATTTGAATAATATTCAATTAGTTCTGCTTCTTTCGATAAGGCATCATCTTCGTTATCAAAAAATTGAACAATTCTTGAAGAGCACTCATGTTCTTCTAACACTTTCATAAATCTACGCGACCTACTACTTAGAGATTTATATCTTCTGCCGCTCCCTTTTCCAATATAAAAGATTTCACCTGTTGATACGATAAACCACACATAAACATAAAACTTTTTGTTTCCCATATTCTTAATCGGGCAGAGATCCACTCTGCAATATTCTTTCTGTAGACATAAATCGTTCTGGGTACATCTTGACTGTAGCCGCAATGCGGTCTACTTCCGTAAAGCCAAGAAGCATATTCGTAACAAAGCTAACTGCACTGCCACGGCCACTTTTCGTCAAATGACCGCCGTTTTCCTTGCCTTGCTTAATTACTTCATGGTTAATGATGAAGTAGTCTGCTGTCTTAGTGTCAATTACGGTTTGAACTTCCTTTGCAATTTCATCAATGTAATGTTTCCGCTTTTCTGGAGGAATACCTTTTGAGTAAGCCTTAAATCCATTTCTAATGAGTTGCTTATAGATTTCGTCTCGTTCTTCTTGAGATTTATCCAAATACAGAGACGGCATCTTGATATCTTTGTTGAATATCGGCGAGTCATACTCCTCAACTTGCAAAAACACATTCGTGTTCTCAATTGCTTCTCTTATCTCGCCGTCAGACAACACACACTGTTCTGCAAACCGCCGGTACGCTTCATCACCATCAGGATAGTCAAGATACCACCCTTCTTCTTGTGGATAAGTAAGCCCCTTCGAAACAAGATAGTCTGTCCGGTCTTGCGCCTGTTTAGGATAGATATAATGACTATCACATCCCATGATAAGTGGTATCCCACTTTCTCTATGGATACGGATGATTCTTTTGTTCAGTTCCCGCTGCGACTCCGTATTGTGGTACTGAACCTCCAAATAGAAGTTGCGCCCAAAATGTCCGAACAATGCAGCAACAAAATCCTCGACATCTTCGTAATCCCAAAACTTAATGCAAGCAGAAGTCACCCACACATCATCGGGTGGCAAAGAGAGAATCAGTTCTTTATCTAATCTTGCCTGTCCGTAGAAGCCTGTGTCATTTGCTTCGGACATAGCATTATTTAACGCTCTTCGACCTTTCTCATTCTTTGCTCCAATGAATATGTGACAATTAGTACGGTCTTTCTCAAATCTGTCGTTGACCTAATAGGCTTCAACCGATTCAAGGAATTTGAGACCATATTTTTTAGCCACCTCGTAAGCCTCGATGTATCTCCCTTGGTATCCGTGTTCACACGAGGACAAAATGCCATGGCCAAGCTCCACCGCTCTTTTGGCATAGTCCTCGTAGTTTACGGTACTATCGGAGATCCGAGGGTTTGTAAACCAAGAATGTTTGTGATAATTCTGATAAACAAACAATCATATGACCTCCTCACTTTCCGAATATCTCTTCTTCCGTATCAACAACTGGATACGGCACATGGTCTATGTATTCTGTAGTATCCCACGCATAATTGTGCTCAAACTCTTCCGGCTTCGTAAAGAACCGCCGAGACGGCACATCGTAATATAAGCCGCACTCGAGATTTGCTCGACCTCTTAAGCGGTCTTTCTGAACGCTGACGACCACATCGTATGGGCATGGTGGCTTAACCCACCCGTCACCCTTTGCGTTTGGAATACCAGCCTTTTCTTTCTTCCCTATTCGTCTAAGGCTAATAGCTCTGTGCGCCAAATTGATTAAATTTGCCGTACCACTCAACTCATACAAGCCAACATTTTCCGTAAGGTCTTGCATCTTTCTCGGATGGCAAACCAATATAGTACAAACATTGTATTTCATACTGAACTGAATCAGCCAGTTGACGAGCTCGGTTTGTTTCTGCCACTTGTTATCGTCATTGGCTCCGAGGTCAATAGTCGTCATGTTGTCAAGTAGAAATAGTTTACTGCCATACTTACGAACCGAGTCTATCATCGAATCTTGTATCGACTTTACATCGTTGCTCCAATCATCTTTATACAGCATGAGCTTTCCGCGATAGAAATCGGATATTTTCTTCTTCGCCTCCGGCTTAACTCGATAGTATGTAGCGCCTTCTGGACTAACATATTCCACGAGGTGGCGTCTGCCAGCCAACAAGTACATAAGCCAATTGCGGCTCATCCACGCCGGCAGTTCCTTTGAATACACCCAACAGTTTTTCTCTTGGTCGAGTGCTTGACAAATTAACTGGTAAAGAAAGGAAGTTTTGCCGGAGCCAGGTGTCCCTGAAATAATAGTAAAGCTTCCATAGAACAGCCTCATCAATTCTTTGTCCAAAGCATCAATGCCAAACCGAATGCCATCTATATCTGTTAGATCAACATCTTCTACATCAGCAAAATCGACGAGCGATGGAACTGGGCTATCCTGAGCGTTGACAATAGCTTCTAAGACCTTATCTTTGCCGAAAAAGTAAAGCATCTCATTTATATCTTTTACGGAGTGTTTTTTGCCTTCTTCATCTTCGTAATATTCTGGGATATTGACAATCTTGCATCTCCAACTACCCAAACGAGGCACTACTTCTTTGACAAATTTTAAACCTGATTCATCGTTGTCGTGAGCAATAATGATTTCTTTGAACTGCTCCAACCAATCCTAGCATTCCGGAATCCAATGAGTGTTTCCGTCGCCGAGAGGAATTGAAACGGCATTGATAAACCCCGCCTCAACCGCTGCAGCACAATCAAGCTCTCCACTTGTAATAAGCAACGGCTGATCGACATTGATGCGGTTCATATTAAACAATATTGGAGTTGTGTCCGCACCTTGTTGGCACCAGTTCTTATTTTCACCGTGTGCTATTTTTCTCGTCGGACGGTATTTAACCATCGTAAGAGTATCGTTAAGGTCGTAGTAGTTAAATGCGATGTTTCCTTTAGAATCTTGGCGAATATCAAGATAGTCTACGGTTTCTTTGCTGATTTTTCGTTTTGCCAAATAGGCATACACAGCATCCTTTACCTCGTTCTGCTCTGGTTTAGGATAGTTATACGACCGTTTTGTTCGAACGCCTAATTCGCCAAACCCGTAAGCTACGCCGGCAAGCTCAAACAGCTTTTGAACAGCCTGCATATATGTGAGTCCCTGATGCATGAAAGCATCAATAACATCATAGTTTCTCCCGCAAGCGCCAAAGCAATGGCAACTGTTTGTCTTAGGAGAAAATATAAAGGATGGTGTGTTCTCTGCATGGATTGGGCAGCAACACCGTTTATGCACCGAATCAAAATCCTTAACTCCAAAGCCATCCATAATCAGCTCAAAATTTCTGTCGCCAAGTTTTTCTTTTGCCTTTTCAATCAGTTCTCTCGGTACATTCAATCGTCACTCACCTCGTCTTTTGCAGCGTATGGGCAGTTTTTCGAAAATCCACAAAGGTTTTTGCAGTAAAACTCGTCTCGTTCCGCAGGATATTCCTCACAGTCACGAATATTTTTTACCGTAGTCCTTACCCAACTTTCTGCTTCCTCGTATGCGTCTTTATCAAATGGGAGCTCTACTGTTTTCTGTTTCCTAAACATTCCAAAGCAAAGCTTATCCGGGTATTTACCGTATGTATTCTTGATGTTCCTTGCATAGAGATAAAGCTGTCTAGCGTATTTCTTCAGCTCTTCTTTATCCTTAAATTTTGCTTTACTCTTCCAATCCTAAACTGTAATCTCTCCGGTGTTTTTGTCCTCAAGAATCAAGTCAATAAAGCCCTTGATGCGGAAGTCATCAAAATCATCCGTAAACTCATGCTCGGCATCAATGATTTTCATGTTCTTAAAGCCGTCAAAATTCTCAAAGAAGCGAACACCATCGTTGAAGTATGACTCTTTCAGATCCACATATGCATTCCATGGGAAATCCTTAGTGATCTCTTTTTCAAATCTCTCTTTGAAAGAATCAACAAGCTCCCACTCAGCGAGATCACCCCGCTCATACTCTTCAAGGATTCCATGAACCATTGTGCCATATTGCGAGAATGCATTTTCCTCATTCACATATTTTGTAAAGAACGGGCAGTGTGTTCTCTCAATTGGAGACGACAACGGATCAAAGTCTGCCAACGCATGCTCACAACACTGTTCT